AATATGGTATTCCTACTTTTGGAAGTGAATTCTGGGTAGGCTCCGCGAAGCTTGGGTACAAGCTTACGTCGAATCTTACTCCATTCGTGAGCGTCTCCATCCTCGACAATAAGCTTTCGAACTCTATCAATACGCTTGATCAAGAGGTAGCTACAACTGTTGGAATAAATTTCACTTTCTAGCCATACGTTCATAGGTAGGTGGGGAACCCTTGGTCCCAGCTTCGGCTGGGACCATTTTTTTTCTTGACAAAATAAACATATAAACATAAATACCTTTATGTTTAAAAGAAATGCTGATGGACTTATTGATGGTCTAGAATATAAATTTGATGAACAAGGGCTTATTGATTGGCGAGCTATGCTTGATAATAAGTGGCTTTACCCAAATCCATCAAGCGTTGACAAAGGCATCTGCAAACGAAACACCCCAGTAACAGATCTTCAAGATAAAGACTTGTGCATCATGCTTGGCGGCTTAAAGGAGCTTGCTCAATGGCGAGGATTCGCTAATGTAAATTACAATATTGTAAGCGCAAATCAAGAATATGTAGCGATAAGTTGCCAGATTGACTGGCTTCCAAATTTCGAAACTTCAGCTAATAATAACGTCACATTTGCATCTGTTGCAGATGCGCATCTTGGGAACACAAGAAGTTTCGCGAAAAACTTTCTTGCCGCCATAGCAGAAAATAGAGCTTTCTCTAGAGCAGTTAGAGGCTTTCTGCGAATCAATATCGTTTCTGATATTGAGCTTGGCGAAATAAAAGGACAAGAAACTTATACAGAAGAGTCTCAAAGTTGCATAGAAATTGACAAAGCTGAAACGCTTAAAAAACTCATGGAACAAAAAGGCGTTACATTTGAGCAAGTAAAAGACAAATTAGTCAAAGCTAATTTTAAAAATGCTGAGAATATAACGTGCGTAGAAGAAATTTCTCCTGTTTGGCAAGTGGAAATTATCAAGAAGCTTAAAGCTAAAAAGTGATTATCTTGAAATATATCCTCTATAAGCTAATTTGACAGACACATTTGTCGTAGTCTCACTTGAGATAGATTCGGACACTTTTGTCATATTCGCAAAAGAGTATGACACTAGATTTTGTTGAGTTTCCAAATCTTTTAGTGTTATAGTTAAATCCTCTACTTGTTTTGAGCAAGGGTAATCAAAGTTATTTTGTCCAGAATAATCGTCTACCTCAAGCGTAAAATCTATTGATACTGGAAAAGGGTATCTAGAGATAACTTCTTTTGGTTGATATTGCCCAAGCACATAATAGGGCTCCCTAGGGCAATCTATGTTAATTTCGAAAGAAGAGCATCTATTCGTATTAAATTCGTTCAAACTCAATTCAACAGAACCGGGGTCAGCAACTTTTAAATCAAAAGATGACGATGCGTTTTTTATGTCTATAGGAATTTCTCCAGTTGGAATATTCCCAACTTTATCGAAAGCCTCTATTCCTACTGAAATTTCTGGTATGCCCCCTATCGCACAGCTTACCCTATAGCTGGTCATATATCCAGATTTGAATCCGAAATTCTGAGTGAAATCATTTCTAGATTTTATCAAATACCCGCTAAAAGCACTTTCTCCAGTATATTGAAGAAAGCTTTCATCAGTAATCAAGAACTGAGATACTGTAAAAGACCCATTGCGCGGTCCAGCGGGAATGAAAGACCCATTGTCCATTCCTATGAACTCTAGCGTTTGAACTGGGTTGCTAAAATCCGCAGAAACACTCTGCACCCCGAACACTTCTCCAGTATTTATAAAAAAGTGCTGGTCTTCTCTTGTTAGTTTATACAAAGCCATCTTTTAAAATTACACTTGTATTTTATAAAAAAAACGTGTAAAATATAACAAGGTAAAAGGTTATGGCATTATCTATATATAGTCCGGTTCCAGAGTGGGAAGCAGATACATCTTATAGAAAGTATGATATTGTTAGTAATGGGAGTAAGATATATTATGCTACGAGAGACAATTCATCTGCTTCTTTCAGCACCAGCAATTTTGGCGGATACACAGCCGATCCATTCGGTACCGTTATAACAAATCCTGACACAACCGACGCCACAAGGCCGCATTTCTTCTTTATTCCATCTTATGGAGCAAGTATACAGAATCAGCCAAGAACTAAAATAACGCAATTTGGCGAGGGATACCAACAAAGAATCCCAGAATCAGTAAACAATATTCTTTTGCAAGGAACATTTTCTTTTGAAAATAGATCAGCACAAGAAGCCAAAGCTATCTTACACTTCTTAAACGCCAGAAATGGAACAGAAGCATTTTTATTTACGCCTCCTGAACCATACGCAACAATGAGATTATTCATGTGTATGAACTGGACTCAAACCTCTCAATTTTACAATAATATTTCCATAAACGCAGAATTTATGGAAGTACCAGTATAAAATGGCTGACTATTCAATGACATCGGCAGAAGCGAGAAGCAGCATTCAAAAAGTTGCTAAAGAGGCTAATTCTATTGATCCGTCTGCTGTAATTGATTTCTTTGAAATAGATACATCAAGCATTCAATTTGATCTAGGAATTAGGTCTTCGACTCCTGACAATGAAAATGATAGAATATTTAGGTTTCATAATTCAGTCTCATTGACCACAAGAAGTCTTTTTTTTAATGATAAAGAGTATATCGCTGCCCCTATAGCTGTAGAAGGCTTTGAAATGGCTACAAAAGGCACATTACCAAGGCCCACTTTGTCGATTGCTGTGAAGCCAAATGGAGTAGACGCGCTTTCTAAATTGAAAACAGTTTTAGCTCAAATAGGAGATTTAACTGGAGCAAAATTTACACGAATAAGAACTTTTGCAAAATTTATTGATGGAGCAGATCCACTTGGAAAAAACAGCGCATACTTCATTTCTTTAATTAAAAACCATGACCCAGATCCACATGCTATATTAAATTACGATATTTATTATATCGATAGAAAAACTAGTGAGTCAAATCAAACTCTTTCTTTTGAAATGAGCAGTTCTATTGACTTAGAAAATTTCGGTGTGCCAAAAAGACTTGTTATTCAAGATAGATGCCAATGGAATTACAGAGGAGAAGGGTGCTGCTATACAAATAATTTGTCTTTAGAAACTCATGGAACAACAAGCTATGGAAATTTAGTTACTAGAAATAAAGATTATATCCCTGTTGCAACTTATTTAAATGAGAGAATATTTGATGAATCAGAAAACAATGAAAATGGAGCGTTAAGATTTAGCTCTTTGCATGGAACACCAAGCGAATGGAATGCAAAAAAAGACTCAAATTATATAGTTGGAGATATGGTATACGTAGTAAAAAACGGAATAGAATATCATTTTGTATGCAAGGTAGAACATAAGCCAGATCTAGATAATGCTCCACCAAATACAAATTACTGGATAGCAGATCAATGCTCAAAAAGCGTCCAAGGTTGCAAGCTGAGATGGCAAGGCGTTCTACCATACGGAGGTTTTCCAGCGGTTAATAAGGCATGATTTTATCTAACAAACAAAAGCAAGAAATAAAACAGCATTCAGATCAAGTTTCACCAGAAGAATGCTGCGGATTTGTATTGCCAGATTCTATCTTAAGATGCGACAATTTATCAAAAGATAAAATTTCTAATTTTATAATCTCGCCAGTTGATTATTTGAAAGCTAAAGATCTTGGAGCTTGGGCTGTTTATCACTCGCACCCCAATGGATTTTCTCAAGCATCTTTATCTGATAAGTTTAATCAAAAGAATTATCAAATGCCACTTATCATTTTCAGTGGTAAAAATGAAAAATTTAAAATCATAAGGGCGGATGAATCAGAAGACTCTTTTGATTTGGGTGATTCAGAAAAAATAGAATCGCATTTAAATGAAAGCCAAAAAGAGATTATAAAGAAATACTGCTTAGAAAAGTATCCAGAAGAAGCTTGCGGTCTTGGTCTTAAAAATGGTCAAGTTATTTTTTGCGAAAATAAATCTTCTGATAAAATAAATTTCTTTGCAATCCAACAATCAGAGTCAGAAAAATATAAAGGCCAAGTCGAATTTGTTTTTCATTCTCATTGTAAAGACGAATATGCTACTTTTTCAGATGCTGATGAACAAGTTTCCACAAAAACTCAAACAAAGTATGTATTATACAATGTTTTGACTGACGAATTCAAGTGCTTTTATCCGCAAAAAGAACTGGCTTACACTGGTAGAGTATTGGTTCCCGGCATAATCGATTGCTCTTCTCTGGCACAAGATTATTATAAAAAAGAATTGAATATAGATTTTCCAACTATGAATCATCCATTTAGATTTCATAGATTTAATAAAGCTTTTATCAAAAAGTGTAAAGACTACTGGCAAAATGAAGATGCGATGGCTTTGGTTGATTTTTACTTAAATAGAAATTTTGTCGAAGCGAGCGAACCAAGAAAGCATGATATAATACTATCTAATTCGTACAATTTTGCTAAAGGCTTTTGCCACATATCCATTTATTTAGGAGAAGATAAAGTTTTAGATTATATAAGAAATGGTATTTCTGCGATTTGTTCGATGGCGGAATTAAAAGAAAAAAGTAATGGAGAAATCAAATTTTTAAGACACGAAAGTTTATTATGAAAAAACTTACAAAAATAAAATTTCATGGAGAACTTGGCGAGCATGTGGGTCAAGAATATAATTTATCTGTACGCTCGGTCAGAGAGGCTCTTCAGGCTGTCAACAAAATAAGTGGCAAAAAGCTGAGTAAGTATTTTATGAAAGACGGTAACTTTCATAATGAATATAGAATTCTTGTAAATGGGAAAGATTTGGCATCAAAACACAAAAAAATTGATACTGTTGATAAAGTGAACAGTTCAGAAATTATAATGGATAGAAAAAATCTTGATACAATAGACATTGTGCCAGTAATTCAAGGTTCGGGAGATAATTTTTTAGCGATTTTGATTATAGTTGTCGCGGTAGTTTTACTAACGATTGGTATTGGTGCGGCGGGTTTCGGCGTGTTTATGGCTCAAGGTGCCGCACAAGCTGGTCTAGCAACTGTAACCACGCTTGGAATAAGTGCTGGCACAGCTATAGTAGTTGGCCTTGGCCTTTTAGCTGCTGGCATATCTGTTCTTTTGTCCAAGCCGCCAGAAGACAAAGGATTTCAAGATGCAGGAACAGCAGGATCCAAAAGATCTTATTTGTTTAACGGCCCAGAAAACGTGCAAGGTGAAGGCAGAGCCATACCATTTGGTTATGGTCGCCTTAGAATAGGCAGTCAATCTATTGACGCCACATACGAAATAACTTACGCAGATGCGGATACAAGCCCATTAACAACTTAATGAAAAAAGACGAACTAAAAGAAAACGAGGAAATTGTCTTTTATCAAGGGCAACGCCGAGGTTCACCACCACCCCCAGATCCCAGAGATCCTCAAGAGGTAGATGAGGGAGTTTTAAATCAGCTTGAGAATCCAAATGATCCGAGTTCTACAAAATTCTCAAAAGCAGTTTCTGTCACAAAAATCAGAGTGTCTGATCTTTTGTCAGAAGGAGAAATTCAAGGTCTTGTTACTGGCTATTATAACCATGTTGGCCTTGATGGGCAAACAGGATATTATTCTTCTGATTTTGTAAAAAACGCTGGAGCAACATTAAACGGCGAAACATATCACAATCTTCAATCAGTTTATCTGAATGAGATTCCACTTGTTGATGACGATGGAAAATTCAACTTTCAACAAATAAATTTTACTGAATCAAAAGGTGGCCCAACTCCTTCTGAAGAAGCGCAAATCAACAATCCAGATGGAAATGGCCTTTCTGTAGTGAGATCGATAGGTGAAAGGTTGCGAGGCCCGAATATCATTGTCAATGAAGATGGTTCTACACAAGTAGATCCAAACGCTGGAGAAGATACTTTTTCCAAATATTATCGAATCTTAAACAAAAATTGCTCAAGAGCGCAATTAAATCTAAGGTTTAGCATGTTAAGGATCATAAATAAAACTGGTCCAAGAACAAATCCTCCCGGCGCACCAAAAGGTAAAGGATATGGCGACACAAATGTAACTTCTGTCGAAATAGAAATTTATCTAAGAAAACTTTTTTCAAATACAGCAGGAGCTAATGGATCAGAAAGTTTTAAATTAGTGGTAGCTAAAACTATTACTGGTAAAATTTCTAATGGATATCTGCAAGCAATCCCTTTTGATACAGGATTAACACAAGAGGATTTGGACAATCCATCGTTCATGGGATTTGAAATAAAAGTCAGAAGGCTCACTTCAGACTCAATAAATGGAGACAGAACAGATCAAAGCACCATCGATAGCTTGATCGAATATTATGAAGACAGTTTTGGCTATCCAAACAGTGCTATCATAAGTTGCAAATTCGAAGCCGAGTATTTCAATCAAGTTCCAAGTAGATCATTTGAGGTAGATCTTCTCAAAGTCAAAATTCCATCAAATTACGATCCAATTACAAAGAGATATACTGGAAGCTGGGACGGCACGTTCCACGCAGAAAAACAATGGACCGACAATCCAGCTTGGTGCTTTTATGATCTGCTTACAAGCAAAAGGTATGGATTGGGAGAGCAAATTCCAGAAAATTTAGTAGACAAATGGACGCTTTATGAGATAGGTCAATATTGCGACGAAATGGTTTCAGATGGTAAAGGCGGATACGAGCCAAGATTCTCTTGTGATGTGTATTTTAATGACAGGCTTGATGCTTATACTGCTCTTCAAGATTTTGCCTCTATTTTTAGAGGTTTGATTTATTATGCTGGAGGAAGCATTCGCGCTTTCCAAGACAAGCCGTCTAACCCTATCCATACATTTACAAATGCCAACGTAGAAGGTGGTCAATTCAAATATCAAACAAGCTCAAGAAAAGCTAGGCACAATACCATCATAGTAAGATATAACGATAGAGAAAATTTTTATAAACCTTCAATTGAAGTGATCGAAGATATTGATGGAATAAGAAGAAATGGTGTCATAAGAAAAGAAGTCACGGCATTTGGAGTAACAAGAAAATCTCAAGCACAAAGAATAGGCAGATGGATCGTTGCTACTGACAATCTTGAAACAGAAACATTGAGCTTTGGCGCTGGTATCGAAGCCGCGCTACTTGAACCGGGAGACGTACTCAGAATAGCCGATAATACAAAAACAAGCAAGCGACATGGCGGCAGAATAAAAAATATTTCTGCTACTGCATCACAAACTCAAATAACGCTTGATTCTGAAATACCATTGAGTGGCAGTGAAACTTATGAGTTCTCGCTTCTTACTCCAACGTATCAATATGATCCATCGCTAGTCACTGGATTGACATCTGATGATATTTCTGGAATTGATAGAAGCGCAATTCAAAGCTTCTCTTTTCTCGGCTCATTGGCTTCTGGAGTAACCGGGGCAGACAATATAGTAAGAACAGAAATCACAACAAATAAAGTTTTAAACATCACTGATTATGAAGTCAGCGGAGTGAATGTATTCACTATTCATTCAAGTGGACAAATAGACAAGAATCCAGATGTGTTATTCAGAGTAATATCTGTATCTGAATCTGTACCAGCTTCAAAATATAATGTTGAGTGCGTCATTTATGTACCAGAAAAATATACAAATGTAGACAATTCAACAAAAATAGAAAATACAAGTTTATACGATATACCAGTCCCTCCCACTGAATTAATAATTCAAGATGTTGAATTTATACAAAATGATCAAGGCGAAAGTAGCCAATTTTCTCAAATTCCATACGTAGTTGTTCTGCCGAACAACAGTTTGAGTGGGATAAAGAGCGTTGCAATTTACGCTAAAAAATCTGGAATAGGAGACGGCGGTTGGGTAGGATCAGACTTTTCTCAAAGAGGTGGAGTGGTAGTAGATGCAACTCCAGACTCTAAATACTTGATAGATATTCTGACTGCCACAGAAACGCAAATCGGCAATGCTTACGCCCCACTTGAAGATGGCACTTACCTTTTCAGAGCTTACTCTAGAAATCCAGTTGGAGTTCCATCCAATACTTG